AGGTCTTCGCCGGATAGACGATGCCTTCGATCTCGTCTCGACGGATACGGCGCACCATCTTGAATATCTCGGCGACCAGCTCCTTCTGCTGAGCCGTCGCCGTGTCGACCAGATACTCCGGGGGGACGTAGGCCACCGGAAGCCCGTCAAGATTTCTTTCGATTCCGATCGCCTCATACTCCTCTTCCATTACGCGAAAGAACCAGGGCCGATAGGCGGCCCGAAGAGGAGAGCGGCCTTGCGGGTTGCGCTTGCGAGCTCGGAGCGCGAAGTGGAGAAGCTTCGAGCGAGGCACGAACGGATTCCCGGGCATGTTGTCGACCTCTTGCCAAAAGCCAAGGAGCGCGCCCTCGTCGTCAATCGCCCATTCGTCAACGGAGTCCTGCGAACGTGGGGCGAAGTCTCTCCATCCAATCAGGCCGTCGTCGAATTTAGAATTCAGAAGCGGCGATCCGTTGTGGCCCTTGCGGACCTTGAACAGGACCTCGAACGTCGACCAGCCGAATTGAACGAGCGTTACGGCCTCGTATAGAAATTCGGCCCAGGTCGACTCCATGTCCTGCCGAGCGCCTTCGAACCACTCGGCGAGCCCTGCCGCCTCGGGCGGAGCCCCGTCCTTGGGCTGGAATCGAAAGCTTACTTGTGAAAGAAGGCTTTCGATTAGGAGAAGGGCGGCCCCGATCCCGTAGGAGTTGTCTCCCATCTCCGTGTAGACCTTGACGGCCTTTTTCCCTTTCAGGCGCGGATCGTATTCCTCATTGAGAAGCCTTCCGGAGCGTCGGAGGCCGGTGTATCCGTAGACCCGAAACGCTGAGCCGTCTCGGCGCTCTGGGTCGTCCTTGCCCTCGCTCGGGATGTCTCGACCCTGCGAGATGGCTGCCTTGCGGGTTGTCTTTCTTTTCGTCGCCATTGCGTCTCCGAGTTATGCGGCCTCGGTCTGAGCCCGTCGCCAGGCCGCCGATCCCTTGATGACCGGCGCAAGCGTGCACCGGCAGTTAATGACCTCTCCGATCGGCCCTTGCGGGTCGTGAGGATGAAGGAGGAGTGCGCCCGAGATCGGCATCTTGAACCGCTCTCCGCGCCTCCTGATCTCTCCGTTCAGGAGATCGTGACGCCGGTCCCAGATCGGGTTTTGGAATGCAAGCCACTGGACGAACTCGATCTCCAGTTCGTCGTAGACCGCTTCTTTCCCTACCGCGTCGGCGGTCGCGAGCACGTTCCGGGCCAGGCCTCGGGCCGAGGAGAAGAGTCGATCCTGGTTCGCCTCCATGATGACCGTCGAGGCCGAGACGATGCCGCCGCTCCGGATGACCCGCCGGGCCGCCTGGTTCAGGTGCTCGACCGCGCTCCGCTCGACCGCCGTCGCGATCTCGTCCTCGAAGTCTCGCCACCGAAGGGACTGAGTAACCGTCCGAGCGAGCCGCGAAGGCTTCCCGAGCTCCTGGGTCACGGCGGCGGCGGCGCTCACGCCCCCGTATCGCCTCAGAAGCGCCCGAAGCGCCTCCCGCAGGGCGAGGCGGCGGGCGTTAGTGTCGACCTTCTGGAGGGCATCCTGGGTCGCCTGAAGCGATGCGGCCTGGCCGGGGCGAAGGAGGTCGCGGCCGACGAACTGGAGCCACTGAGCCCACCAGTTCCGGAGCGCCGGGACGAAGGCCCTGGCCCGCTGGTCAATCTCTCGGGTCGTGAGCCCGAGCCGTCTGGGGTCGCCGGTCATCTCCAGATGCTCCTTCGGGCTAGACTATCCAGGACGAGGACCGGGGTAGACAAGCGCACAACCCGAGAGACCCAGACGGCAATGATGGCTTGCGTGAGGGCGTCGACCTGATCGTCATGTTTCCCGCCCGGGAACTCGTCGAGCTCGCTCAGGAACCCCGGGAGCCAGGCGTACCCTAAGCCATCCTCGGGGAGGACGATGTTCCCGGCCTTCGCGAAGGGCTCGGTCGCCGCCGCTCGGGCCTCCTTCCCGCCCTCGGGGTCGATGCCGATCATCTGAACCCCGGGCGGGAGCGCGCCCCGGAGGGCGTCGAGGATTGCGTCTCCGTTCGCCTTGGCCTCGATGAGGACCCAGCGGATCCTCGGGTTCGATTGGATCTTCGCCTTCAGGACCTCGACGGTCTCCGTGAATCGCATCCGCCGGTTGATCACGTCGAGGACGGCGGCCGTCGACTCTCGGAAGCCGACCTCGACGATCGCCACCTTGTCGGAATTCTTCGAGTCCCTGAACGTCGCATCGACGGAGAGCACGGTCGACGAGAACGCGGGGGGCTGGGAGTACCGGACCCAGCCGCTTCGAGGGAAGAGCTTGTCCTCGTCCGAGCGCGGACCGCCCTGAAAGAGAGCCGCCCAGACGCGAGGGCCGACGGCTCGCCGGAGAGCCTCCAGAGCTTCGAGCGGGTACCGAGAGGGAAAGAGAGCTTGACCGGGCTCGCGTCCAATCAGGTCGTCTTCTTGAGCGATAGCGGGAAGATTAAAGACTTCAAACGCTTCGCCTTCGCCTTCGCCTTCGTCCGAGTGCCGAGCCGCTAGACGGCCGCCAAGATCGTCCTCATGCCAGCGGGTCTGAAGGACGACGATAGACCCGCCTGGCTCGATGCGTGTCCGAAATGTCCCGGTGTACCATCGCCAGGTCTTCTCGCGCTTCGAGGGCGATAGAGCGTCTTCAAGATTTTTTACCGGGTCGTCGATGAGGCCAAGATGAAAGCCTCGCCCCGTGATCGGCCCGTCGACGCCCGAGGCGTAGCATCCGCCGCCCGCCGTCGTCCTCCAGGCCGCCGGGCTCCCGCCCGCAACCTGAACCCGGAGGCGGTCCTGATTCGCTCGGACCTTCGCCCGGACGTCGGCGCTCAGTTCGTGTGCAAGGTCGGCAGCATAAGAGCAGATCCCGACCTTCCGATCCGGGAACCAATCGAGGAACCAGACCGGCGCCCACCGACTAATGAGCTCGGTCTTCCCGTGCCTCGGCGGCATCGAGATCAGGTATCGCTTGTTCCCCTCGAAGGCCGCCCGGACGAGAAGCCCGGCGACGAAGGCGAGGGCGGGCGTCGGCGTCCAGAGGCCGTCACTAAGTCGAGCCGCCAGGCTCGCCGGACTGAGTCGCCACAATCGCGACCCGGTGAGCAAGGTCGACGAGTCCAGAGCGGAGTTCGGGATCTTCTTCGAGGACTTCTCGGAGGGCATCTTGATCGGTCTCCTCTTCTTTGACGCTTACGGTCGACGAGGTTCGCGACGTATCAAGCCCGAGCGAGAGGCGCTCGATATCTACGGCAGCCTTCAGGAAGGCCGGAATCGACGACTTCGGGATCTCGGCCGGGTCGAGCGTGGTTAAGAGCTGACCGACCTTCGCGAGGAGCGCCTTCCCAAGGATTGCATGACGTCTTTCGGCGTCGAGCGCCTCAGCGATCCGCTGCCTCTGGCGGGCCTCGTCCTGATGGCGGTCAAAGGCCTCGGCTCTCGCTTGCCACTGATTCAAGGCGCTCCACTTATGAATGACGCCTTGCGATCGTCCGGTTCTCTTCTGGACCTCAGCCCGCTCTCGGAGAACGCCCAGATCTCGGAAGACCTGGAACGCCTCCCACTGGGGCGCGGTCTCGCCGGGCTGTCTTGACCATATCGCCGTCATAGCCACTGCTCCGCGATAGCTGCCGAGAGATCTTCCATCACGAAAGGAGGAACACTCATGCCGACGACGTATCGAGCCTGTTCGCGCGTGCCCTTTGTTAGCCTAAAGTCATCAGGAAAAGACCCAACTCGAAACAACTCGCGAACACTAAGTAACCGCGGCTCGCTAGGGTGATGAAGGCTCGGCTGAGTCGTAAGCGTAACCGAGGGGGCATCCCAGCATAACCGGTAGTCGTTAAACCTTTGGCCTCTCGGATGCACATGAGAGAACGCCATCGGCTGGCTCTTTGTTTTACACTTCTCCCATAGAGCTCTTGTTCCCGTTAGCTTTCCGACCTCTCTCATGTCACTTCCGCGCCCACGAACAGGAAGGCCCGCGAAGGCCTCCCGAAGAGTTACAACCCTGTCCGCTTTTGGCAGCCGCAGAGGCGGCGCAACCCCTTCGCGTCTTCCAATAAAAAACAACCGCTCCCGCTTCTGGGGCACTCCATGCGTAGTCGCTTTGATCTTTAGCACACGAAGACTGAAACCTATCTTTCGAGATATTAAGGCGATCTCTTTCGCGTATCCTTTTGCTTTTCCTGCAGTTAAGCCGGTGACGTTTTCAGCCACAAAAACACGAGGCCGAAGAACGTCAACGAGCTCGAGGTAAGAGAAGAACAGATCATCTAGAACCTGAACCGCCTGACCTTCTCGGAACGCCTTCGCCTTGCCCCACTCTCTCCCATTGCGCCCTACTTTCGCCGACGAGAACGGTGTGCAGGGTGGGCTTCCGTCGAGGATATCAAGGCCCCGAAGAGCATCAGGAACGCCCTCGCGGCGGAACCGATCTACGAGATCCCGAATCGAGCCCAGGAAGTACGAGCCGGGCTTATGGTTCGCTCTGTAGATTTTGGCCATTTCTTCGTCGATGTCATTCGCTCCGACGACCTCGAACCCGGCTCGCTTGTAGCCCATAGTCGAGCCGCCAGCGCAAGCGAAGGTTGAGAACACGCGAAAGCCATTCTTCGGCACCGCGTCAAGCTCACGAAGAGACCACGACAGCCGCTTATCCATCGAACTCGAACCCGCACCGAGGACACTGATGCTTCCCCTCAAAGGATTCTACGTCAATCTCCTCGCTGTCTGGCACGTCGAGCACGTCAGGGTCGACTGCTCCGAGAACCGTTAAGGCCTCTTCAGGAAAGTCGACGACCTCCCGCATCTCGTCGCTCAGGCCCTCCAGGAGCCTCGGAAGAACATCGAGATCCCACTCCGCGAGCTCTGCTGATCGGTTGTCGGCGATGCCGTAGGCGACCGCCTCAGCCGGGCTTAGGCCGGAGCGAACGACCTCGACCGTCTCCCAGCCGAGCGCCTTCGCGGCGGCAAGCGTCCCGTTCCCGGCGAGGCAGATCCCCCGAGCGTCGACCACGATCGGTTTCTGCTGACCAAAGGCCCGGAGACTTCCTGCGATAGCGTCGAGGTTTCTCTGGTTGTGCGTTCGGGCGTTCGAGGGGTCAGGGGTTATCTCGTCGACGGTCAGCGTCTCGTATCTGGGCGCACTCTCGGGCTCTGTCATGGCCTCAGACTGACCGAGGCCTGACCAGTCGTCAATAGCGAACAGATCGACGAGAGGGCCGCCTAGGCGCTCAGGAGGGCAACCCGAAGGGGTTCTGGGGTTCTGGGGCGCTCGGTCAGTCGAGCCGACCGGCGAGGAGAGAGGGCAAGCTCGGCCACCCGAGAAAGAACGCGCCAAGTCAAACGGGCAAGATCAGGCATTTTGCCCGGCTCCGAGCCGAGCCCGTCTAGCCCTTCCGAGAGCGCTCTGGTCTCCTCGGCACATGACGATACGCGACGAAAGCCAACCCCCTATTCACGCCCGAGAGCGCAACCTGAGCATATCCGAAGCGGCGGGCGTTCTCGGGGTAAGTCGACGAACGATCTACCGGATGGCGCAAAGTGGGCAGATCAAGACCACTCGGATTATGAGGCGTCGGCTAGTGTCTAGCTCTGAGATCCAGAGGATCTTAAAGCACGGCTGCGACTGAAGAACACGACCAGCGAGGGAGCGCGGTCAGAGGGGCGAGACGAGGCCGACGAGGAACCCGGCCGCCAGGCCGAGTAGGAGCCACGGCCACGCCCGAGGCAAGGCGTCATTCGGTCGTCCGGTCTCGGCCTCCAGGCGAAAGAGTCTCCGGACCCGCTCCGTCTCTGAGGCGTTCACCAGTCGTCTCCGAGGTCGAGCGGGTCGAAACACGAGCCCGGCTCTTCGCGATAACCCGAGACCCTCCAGCACTCCTCGCAAGCGATGGTGGCGAAGCATCCCGCGGAGTAGCGCTCTTTTCCTGCCTGAATGCGGCCGAGGTCGGCGCACGATCGGCAGTAGGCCTCTCCGTGCTTCCGGGTTGCTCGCTCGATGATGTCGTCCATTCAGACCCAGCCTCTCGCGATAGCGGTGAACCAGAGCATAGCTCCAGCGATGAGGCCCGCCAAGGTGGCCGATCCCCAACGGTCGATGCGCTCTTCGCGTGTTCGGAGGTCTTCCCATTCGTCATCGGTCATCGGCGAGTCCTATCAGGCGGAAAGAGAGGTCCTCCATCTTCTTCGCTCGGATGCGGCGGATCTTGGCTTGTTTTTGTATCTTCGTGCTCTCCGAGTCCAGTGCCCGAGC